CCAACCGCCATTGAATACATCATTACACCATGCTTGTAAAGGTTGGTTAACTGCGGAAGCATTATAAACGTATGCGAAACCGTTTGCAAATGGCGCAGCAAGTAAGGTATGTGTTCCCGATGCTAATCCGTTCATATAATCACGGATACCGATAAAGTAACCGCCTGTCCCTGAAGTCGCAGCATCCCAACCCACCCTCATATCATCTGAAGATGTTTCGTTTGGTGAACCATAAACATTAACAAAGGTCACTGACACAGGAACGATAATCTTTCCCGCGATTGCAGCTACTAAAGTTATTGGGGTATTGTCGTACTTCATAGTTAGAACCGCAGCATTATCTACCGTAGTTTCTATCTGAGTAAGAATACCAGCTGCACCCGTTAAGTTAGCTACCGTTATCTTCTTTGTTGTTGCAGTTCCCGATACATCCACAATTGCCAGGACATCGTCCGAAGCTGCGGATACTAATTCCGTTAATTCTGTTATCTTCTTGTTTGCCATCTATAAACTTTTTTAATTTCTCCTCATTCTGTAAAGAAGGAGCATATCTTTTTCTATTTACCATACGATTCCTGCACCTGTTAAGAACGCTTGGTAACGTAAATCCATACCTCCAAAGTCTAAATTCATCCCTTGGGTGTAGTTGTTTTGTGTAGGGTTTAAATCTGCGCCCGTATTCGTGTTGTATTCAGGATAGTCCGCAGAGTTATTTCTGATGTAATCTATCAACCTTTCACGGTAGAAAGTAGCCATATCTAATGCTTGATCCATTAACGGTTTTAAATCGTCATAGGTAGCAGCAGAACTTTGTTCGGAGTTCATCACTACTACCGCGTTGTTTACGAATCTAAGGCGTAGGAAAGGCACTAACTGAACGAAGGAATACTGAACGGTCGATGGGATAATATACTCGTTTAAAAGCGTTTCATATACCCCCGCAACCGTACCCGCATCTATGTCGGTAGAGAGCTTATCGTATAGCTTCGTTCCCAGTACGGGAAGTATCCATCTTTGCTGCGCCATATAGACATACGGACGTATTAAATCATCATCTACCGAACCACCAATGGCGGTATCTCGCTTTAATCGGTTTGCGGAAACGAATAGGGCTTGGCTCATAGTATATTAATTATTGTAACCGTGATTAGGCATATCGATAGGACGCTTTGCTACTTTCCTATCATTGACAGGAAGCCTGACCGCATCGCGTTCGTCAGGGGGTAGCGCGGATATTAATCTGCGTGCTTCGTTTACGGACACCTTTTTATTATTCTTTTGTAAGTACGTTACTCGCTCGAACCAATGGTAACAGTTAGGACCGCCCTTGTACAACCAAATATTCATTGTAGCAGCCCCGTCAATTCCGAACCCTGGATTCGCTCCAAATCCTGCCACTATATTCTCTTTCGTGTACACTAACCCTGCCCCAATCATATCAGAACAAAAATCCCGTTGTGGTTTATGGGTGTTTCGGTCAGGAGCATATCTGTAGCGTACCTTTATAAGTTCATTATCTTGTTCACTTTTACCCTTCCCATCATTACCCGTGCTTTTGATAACGGAAGCGAAGGTAAATAAGGCATCCATTACAGGTTCAGAATATTCATCTGCCTTGCGTTCGTCTATTAATTCGTAACCTTTAAGTATATCTTCTTCATTCTCCCCCAACTTAATGAGTGCGTCGGATACTTTTAATTGTTGTTTATGGGAAAACTCCTGAGTATCTAAACCCTCCTTTTCTTGTTCTCCTTCGTCTAAAGTTTCTATAACATCTAAGTCTAAAAAGTCAGCAGGTTTTGCCGTGACAAAGTATATGTCTAATTCGATGTCGTTTATGGCAAATAACTTTCCTAACGCTTTCAAAAGAATATCTTGAAAAGGTGCAATAACCGTATTATTGAAAAGGGAATAACTATCACGAATTTCATCGGCATTGCTACCAAAACCTTCTCCCCCACGAACGCCAAATAATAACGGACTTACTACACGGTGACCTGTTAATATCTTTTCGCTTACCGTCTTAGATAAGAACTCATACATGGTGTCCGCCCCATTGGTTTCAATAGGGGTAAACTCAGGTGCGGTTTCATCACCATCGTTAAACGTGATAAGGATACGCCCTGCGTTATCTGAACCCGTAAACTTATCTATTACTTTCCTTTCTATATTAACCCTTTCTTGCTCGGTAGGTACGCCATTCTTGAACGATAAAAGCATAGAAGGAAAGAACCCCCTACGTATATTGTTCAAATGGAACGTTGACACCTCTCTATCCAATTCTATGTAGTTCGTTGACCCGACATAGTCAGGAACGGCATAGAAATGTTGTGCTACTGAGTAACGTTTGATTTGAAAGCACGTAGAAGCCTCAGTTCGGTCATCCATAGAGAAGGCGTTTAAGACCCTTTCTTCTTCTCTCCTTTCGTTCCAGTCGTATTTATAATAATAGTTGCTTACAACCCCATCAGAATCGGCTATACCGCTACGCATCGTGTGAACGGGTAGGTGCTTGATTGCTCCTATGCGAGTTCTTGCCTGATTCCAAATAACATTCAAGTAAACCATACCGTATAACTTGATGTCGAAAGCCATCTTTTGCAATAAGCTATCGTCACTATTGTTCAAGAGTTCCTGAAGGCGAATCCATTGCTCTTTCTTCTGGTCGTTATCCTCCCTATCGGTAGCGTCTAACCCACCTCCGTAAATCATATCTGCTACCCCGTTAACGATAGCCCCATGAGTGCTTGAAGAAAGGAATAAATCCCGCAAGTATTCACCGTATAAATTATCTACACCGTAATCTACCCAGTCTTGTCCTTGCTTTTCAGCGAACAAAGGTATCTCGGTTGAGCCGTAATTTAATACGGAAAAGTTTTGCTTCTTCATTTGGAGTAAACGTATTGTGTTAGAGTAGGATTGTATTCTTTATACCCATCTGTAAGTTCTTGCATATTACCACTAAAATCACGAACGAAGGCAAATCCCTTCTCTAAAAGTCCAGTAGCTAAAGTCGGGTCTAAGTTCGTGGAGGATGTTTGTTCGTAGATTTTGAACTCATAGAATCCCATTGGGTAAGTATCGAACCCACCAACCGCATCGTAAAAGGATATGATCCCTACCGTGGGTTGTGTGAGTGCGTCTTTACTTACTACCGTGAAATTCAACTTAGTGTATCGTCCATTATTTGCTACTACCGAAGATGGAAGGAAGTATAAACTATTTTTAGACCCCTGAGAAATCAATTCCACTAAGTAATAAACAGATGCTTGTGCAATAGTCTGAACGTCTGCGGCGGTTATGTACATACTTTGGTCTGAATATGAACCTAAGAGTTTGGCAGATACCGAAGATACCGACCCGTCAAACGTACCTACCTTACTTCGTATAGAGAAATCCGTTCCCGTAGTAGTTAAATCTTCGGTGTATGTTTCTATCGCAGTTCTATCCGTTCCTTCGTCACCCGTTACGACAGCCTGAGCCGTTCCTGCGGTGTAATCGACCACCTTGAAAACGGTGCGGTAGGTTTTCCCTGCGGTAAGTATGCTTTGCGTTATGTCTGAGTTAGAACCTGTAACGGTAGAGATAGCCTTCCCAACTTCTAAACTCCAACCTGTACCCATATTCCAATAGTCGTTTGGGTCAAGTTCTTGGACGGATACATCAGTAAATACAATATCCGTATTTGCCCCCGTTCGTTTGAAATATAAAGATTCTCTTGTAACTACTCCAAACACATACATTGTATGGGTAGCTTCTGTAGTTGCTATAGCACCATAACCTTGCAACTCAAGCGTGTTTGTGTTTACGTTGCTTACAATTCTATAGGATACTTTATAGGTTTTACCTACCTCAAATACGTTTGCTTGAATCCAAGCAGCATTCCCCGCAGAACCTCCGTTCTTTATTCTTGCCCCACCCGAACCAATGGTTGCTTCACCATCTAAAGTTGTGTAGGTAGTCCACCTACTATTCGGGTCAGTTTCTTGTGCTGAGATATCCGAAACAGAACCTTCGAAGTATCCATCTATATTTACCATTCTGAAATCAGAAGTAGAACCAATTTCTACGTATTCTGTTATCCCTACTTCGTTAGCTGTTTTTGCCGTTCCCCATTCCGTAGCACTAACACTTCCCGCTAAGAAATCAGAGACAGAATATATTATCTTCCAAGTCTTAGCTGAAAGCGAAGTTGATTGTGTTAGGTAGGAAGTAGCAATTTCTTGGACTGAGATGCTGCTTATAGTTACAAAGTCGGTTGTAGAGCCTGAACTTGAACTTGACAATGAAAAATACCAACTATCGTTTGTTCCCTCTCTTGTGTAATAAAATGTATGGGTTCCTATTCCTTGTTCTGGGAACGCCTCATAACTATTTCCGTCATAATACTTTAATATAGTCCCCGCACTATATGATGTGGTGTAAATTGTATATGTTACTTTGTAAGGCTTTCCGTCCTCCGTTACATTACTCTGATATAGTCTATTGTTACCGCCCCCAGTTATACTTGTTATCGTTACTCCATTTTCGTCATAAGTATCAAGATTACCGTCTAAACCAGTCCAATCCCCTCCGAGTTCTTTTATAGATACATTATCAAACTGAGTTTCAAAAAGATTTGTTCCGTCAAGGTTGAGGGTTAAATTAGCTGTTCCAAAACCTTGAAAATAATATGTGTATGTTCCGCTTCCAGTTAAGGTTACTGCTGTTGGAAAAACATCAGAACTCCCTCCACCTCTGTTGATAGACTTAAAAGAACAAGTGCCGCTATTTGTTTTATAGTCAAATGTTAGAACGTAGCTTTTATCAACTTCAAGTCCTCCATCAAAACCAAGTCTTGGGTAGTGAGTAACCGTTCCAACAGAAGTGATAGCAAGCAAACCATCTTGAGTTCCTGAAATTGGAGATATGGTATTTAAAGCCCAAGAATAAACTGCCCCACCAGATGTGTTTGCGACCGTTCCAATTAACCCACTTTCAAAGTTTCCACCTACGACACCTTCCACCCCATCAGTAAAGTCAGGATTCAAAACAAGTTGACTACCTAACGCCTGAGTGCTTATCGCTTTGCTATCTCCATATGTCCACCCTAAACCCGCAGTCCAATCTTCTCCCGCTTCCTTGACTGAGACGTTGGCTATTGTGCAAACGTCTGCTCCCGCATTAGTAATAGAAAATGCTGTTGATTTTGTGGTTAGGTAATAGGTGTTTGTTCCATTTAACAATGTCCTTTCTGAAAGAGTTCCATAAAAAGAAGACAGTCCGAAAACTAACAAACTTGGGCTTCCCGTTACCGTTACCGTAATTTTAACAGATGTCTCAGCAGTCATTACTATCTGTGTGATAGCAGAATTTGTTCCATCACTATTTGCTACCCCTCCGCTAATCGTCCATCCAGTTCCCTTTGTCCAATCAGTATCCGTAGCGAAATCGCCGTTAGTAATTAATTCAGTTACCCCCGAAAAACTCCCATTCGTAATGACATCAGTACCCAACTCAGAAAACCCTCCGTTTAATACTACGTCAGTTCCTAACTCTGAGAAGCTACCGTTCTGTACCAATTCAGGACCCGTAGCAGTTTCGTTGGTATTGGATATAATCTGTAGCATCAATGGTAAGAATAGAAAGTGTAAATCCGTTTATAATAAAAAAGGGAGGACGGCTTGTGCCACCCTCCCAGTTTCGTTTGTTTCGTTTAGCGTTTAAGCTGCTGTAATAGTCAGAGCCGCTTCGTCACCTAGTCCATCGAATGGGAACTTAGCGATACCCGCAGTACCCGCAGGAAGGATGTATAAAGGTGCTTGCTCTTTAGCTGTGAAGCTAAGGCTCAAACCATTCATGTCACTACGAGAAGTACCCGTGGCAATAGAATCTCCACCCGTTAGGTAGCATCCGTCAGTCACTCCCATCAAGTACACGTTATCGTTAGAATCTTGCACGAAAATTTGTGCGCGGTTCTTAGAGATAAGTCCAAGTTGGAAAAGGTCTGCGGCAGCTACTTTATGAAGCACCACATCTAAAGACTGATTCCACATAACCGATCCCGTAGCTTTATCAGCTTCTACTCCCG